GTGCTGGTAATCGCACTAACGCTCTTTTGTGGATGTCTGGTACAGAGACATTCTATAATGTTCAATGTGTTGAGCATTTTGTTTGGGAGCAAGGTATCTTGTTTACCGATTATGGCAAGCAACTAGTAAAAGATCTAGCTGCTATCGTAGAGTATAAGGAGTATGATTATGCGTAATGATTCATGGACAATTAAAGCTTATCAGCATAAGGAAGGTAAGCGTGAACTTGTGGAATGGGGTACTGGATTTGGTACCCGCCATGCTAGAGAATATTATCAACGTTTGTATGATACAGATGAATATTCTGAGCTTAGAATGACAAGAGTTAATCCTGAAGTTGTATTGTATAAGGAACAAGTATGATACCTATAGAAATCTTTGAGTATAAACAACGCTGGCAACGTGCTGGAGGTTATGCTGTCCGTCTTCATTCAGATCTTCGCTCTCAAGGTAAAGAATATTGTAAGATTCAACTTATGAAGCAGCAATGGGACTTTAGTCAGTATACTGATAACTATGAAGATACGTTTCATTTTGAGTATAAACAAGATGCCGATGCATTTCGAAATAAGTTCAAAAAATATGCAGATATGTGAAAATAACAGTTGCACTTAGTTCAAAAAGAGCCTATAATAAGATATCAAATAAGGATTATACACTATGAAAAAAGTTGGAACTAAAACAGTTAGAAAAATTGCTCAGAGCTTAGGCATTGAGACTGGTTATTCTTGGACTGATAAACCATACAACGATGAGTCGTTACGTTATGTTTGTATTGCGAATGTAACTGAGCAACAAGCTGAAGATTTAGAATCAACTTTGTTTGAATTAGGTTATGAAGATTCTCCAGTTCGTTGGAGTCGTTCTCCACAGGGTTGGAATACTGAATACGTTCGAATTGCTAAGTGTTTATTTGAAAATAACAGTTGCACTTAGTTCAAAAGTATCCTATAATAAGATATCAAATGAGGAGATATGATTATGATGATTATGACTGATATTCAAGATACCCTAGTAATGCAGAAGAAGCTTTCTAGCCTGCTGCGTCGGTCTAATACTTTTGGAATGTCTAAGTCTGATATTCAAGTTGAACTGGATATGATTATTAGTGATCTTATCTCAAATGTAAATCGTATGGAAAATGAAATGAAGGAAACTATATAATGGCACATGAAGTAGAAATGATCGATGGTCAAGCTCAAATGGCATATGCTGGTGATAAGCCTTGGCATGGTTTAGGTGTAGAGGTCTCTAATGACCTCACTCCTGGTCAGATTATGGCTAAAGCTGGCTTGGATTGGGAAGTAGAGAAAATGCCTCTATCTTTTACTAACCGTGGTGGTAAGCTGCAGTCAGTAAATAAGCATGCTCTGGTACGCTCTCACGATAGTAAAGTACTAGATGTTATCGGTGATGACTGGAATCCTGTTCAGAACGCAGAAGCGTTTGAGTTCTTCAGTGAGTATGTACTTGCTGGTGATATGGAAATGAATACTGCTGGATCTTTGAAAGGTGGAAAGAATGTATTTGCCCTCGCTAAAGTTAAAGAGTCTTTTGATATCCTTGGACAAGACCAAGTCGACTCCTATCTACTGTTTAGCAATCCTCACGAATATGGTAAGGCTGTTGACGTTAGGTTTACTCCCATTCGTGTTGTATGCAATAATACATTAACTTTCTCTTTACAGTCTTCTTCTAAGAACTTTGTAAAGGTTGGTCACCGTTCTAAGTTTGACGCTGATATGGTTAAGCAGCAAATGGGTATTGCTTCAGAGAAGTTTGCTCAGTATAAAGAAATGGCTGAGTTCTTATCTACTCGTCGCTTCTCTGCTGAGACTCTTATTCAATACTATAACGAAGTATTTCCATACACTCATAAGCAAGCAGAAGCTCCTACTAAAGCAGAAGATCTGTCCAAGAACGCTCGTGCAGCGATGGACTTGTTATATACTCAGCCTGGTGCTCAGTATGGTGAAGGAACCTGGTGGCAGGCTCTTAACTCCGTGACTTATCTTACAGATCATAAGATGGGTCGTTCAGCTGATACTCGCATGCAATCTGCATGGTTCGGTATCAATCAATCTCGTAAACTTAAAGCTGCTAATAAAGCAGTTGAATTTGCTAACGCAGCATAGAAGGAATTATATCATGTTAAACGAAGTTTATTACTTATTGAAATCGTCAACTCCAACCAACGCTACTCTGGCGCGGTTGATCTATGGAACTGATACTACTCAGAATCGAGTTAATATCCGTAAACATATTAGCAAGATACGTCACAAGTATAGGGTGCAGATTGTAGCTAATGAATATGGTCAATACCTTATGACTAAACCTCAATACAAGTATGAGGATAACCAGTGGAACTATGCTGGTAAAAGAGGTCGGCCTAGAGCTTTTGTATAGGAGCAAATATGTTACCAGATGAAATGGAAGCAGAGAAGAATCGCAAGATTCTTCTCCAGCAAGCTGATCAGATTGAAATACTCAAACGTCAACTTGCTGAAGAGACTGCTGCTAGGTATGCTGCTTATAAACGTATTGCAGAGCTGACTGGAAACAAGTGGACTCCTACTGAAGAGACTCAAGAACGTTATCATGAATTTATTAAGAGGATGTACAATGAAACTTGTAAACAGTAATAAAGATCCTGACTTGCTTGGTGTAGATTGTTCAGAAGAAGATTGGAAGCAGATATCTCAGATTGTAGCTAATCTTAATCAAGATCTTATCGACTCTGGATATGAGCGATACCAAGCTAAGGCTCTTAAGAAAAGGGATTCAATTTATATTAAGACGAAATAAGGCCCATTGGGCCTTTTTTACCATTATAAATACTTCCATATATCTTAAGAGAGTATCATGAAGAGTTTTAAATCTTTTATAACGGAGGCTACTATGTTTGGAAGCATGTCACGTGGTGAGTGGTTCAAATATGGTAATGACCGCTTAAACAAGCTTAAAGATATTATTAAAGATGGTGACCCTGTAAGTGATGTTAACGGGAAAGATCTCCATATTAAAAATAATAAAACTAATATTGATAGGATAGACGATTTTATTAAAGCAGGTCCATCAGGTCCTTCCGCAACATTTGTACTGGATCTTAAAAGCGGCACTGTAGAGAGTAATAAGATTGGTAAATCTCCTCCTTTTGGAGGTAAAGGTAAAGGACAAGGAGCAACTGGTAACACCGCTAAAGGTGAATCGTTGCAATGCTTGTACCTTGCAGCTATGTTGAGAGAAAGAGGTAAACCAGACTTCCCTCATTTTACTCCAGAACTGCTAAAAGACTCTTACAATGATATTGATGTAGATGCTTCCTTTGTAGAAATTATGAAGATTGATCCTGCATGGCATTACTCAGCATATGTATCTGCAGAATATCTAATAGATAAAAAATTTGTAAACAAAAAGCATATCTTTCATAGAGGCTCTTCTGTTATGAAGAAAATCTATAATATGAAAAAGACAGCGTTTAAGAAAAGCGGAAAGCCAGTACTAACAGATGATAAATGGAATCCAGGTGACATATGGGCGGTAGAGAGAGGAGTTAATATTAACTCTATTTTAGATGACTCTTCCATTGAGACTCTTAATGCTTCATTAATCAAAGCTTATCAAGAAAAAAAGGTTATAGGTATTTCTTTAAAGCAAGTTAATAGTCTTAAAAAGAAAGCTAAGCATACAGAATATAACCTTACTGCAGCACAACAAGATGTGCATAAGTTCTCTGCTGTTAAGCTAAAGTCAGATGGGTCTACATTCTGGAAATCAAAATATGGATTTATTTTCTTTGATGGGGCACGTAAAATGGATATGAGAGCGCCTGCTAACTTTGCTGCTCTTAATGTAGAGATACAAGGTAAAGGTGCACGAGGTGGTAGAGCTGGATATCAACAAATTGAATACGCTGCTAAAGTTCATATGAATAAAACTCTTCCTACTAACAAGCAACTAGTAGCAGATGCTCGTAGTATGGTGGGTGGCAAAAATAATAGAAAAGCAGAAGCTTTTTATAAAATGTTATCTAAGATTCATCGCGATATTAAAAAAGACGAGTTCATGTCTGGTATTGCTGAATCAGACGGTGGTCGTATTCATGCTAACTTAGGTATTACTTACATTGCAGATGCTCTTATGAGATCTAATAGAACACAAAGAGACAAATTTGTTTCTCATCTAATTAATTATGCAGGGTCTAAAAGCTCTGACGCTTCAGTATACGTGAAAGTAGAATCGAGATAAAATGGACAATTTTAAAAATTATATCACAGAGTCTAAAAACACTCATATGACTCATATCGAAGATAAAGTTATCTACGGTGGTGTGAAAGGAACTAGAGAAGCAATATTAGCTTTACGTTCACTTAGAGATATGTTAAGAGGAGAACATGATGGATCTGTCAGTGTTAAATGGGACGGGGCACCTGCCATCTTTGCTGGCATTGATCCCCGCGATGGCAATTTCTTTGTTGCTAAGAAAGGAATCTTCAATAAGAATCCTAAGGTTTATAAGTCTAATGCTGACGTGGACGCTGACACTTCTGGTGATCTTGCAGTTAAACTTAAAGACGCTCTTAAGTATCTTCCAGCTTTAGGTATCAAAGGAGTTATTCAAGGTGATTTTCTCTTTAGTAAAAGTGACTTATCTACTGCTACTATTAAAGGGGAAAAGTATGTTACATTTCATCCAAATACTATCGTCTATGCGCTGCCAGCTAAGTCGGATGGAGCTAAGGCTGTTAAGTCAGCAAAAATTGGTATTGTGTGGCACACAACCTATAAAGGTAACACCTTCGAGTCTATGCGAGCTTCGTACGGAGTTGACGTATCCAAGCTTAAATCAACCAGAGCTGTGTGGTCACAAGACGCAATGTTAAGAGATTTAACTAATATGACAATGAGTAAAAAGGATACTGAAATTGTTAATGAATATCTTTCGCAAGCAGGTTTTATCTTCAACAAGATCGCAGGATCAACTTTACGACAATTGGAATCCAATAAAGAGCTTGCCCGTCTCGTGGAACAGTTTAACAACACCTTCGTCAGAGAAGGCCAGGTCATTGGAGATACCAACCGACATGTCACCGCCCTTATCAAATGGATCAGCAATAGATATAAAAAAGAGATAGATAAGCGTAAGAGTGATAAAGGTAAGGCTGCTCAACAAAAAAAGCTTGATGAGATATTAAATTTTTTCTCTGCAAGAAATAAAACTAGTCTTAAATATATGTTTGACTTACAAAAAGTTATAGTATTGGCGAAACTTAAACTTATAAATAGTCTTAATAAATTAAGCAAGGTGGGAACCTTTGTTAAAACTAAAAATGGATACAAGGTAACCGGAGAAGAAGGTTACGTTGCAATTGACAAAATTGGTGGTGATGCTGTAAAAATTGTTGATCGAATGGAATTTTCGTATAACAACTTCAGCAAGGATATATTAAAGGGATGGGACAAACCAGGAAGAAGTTAGATGTTAAAATTTAAACATTTTTTTACTGAAGATTATAGCGACGAAAATAGTGTAGACGAAGCTCTTACACTGCAGCAAAGACTAAAGAAGTCTCGTCAAATGAAAAAGTATGCTTCTCGTATCAAAATTGGTAGAGAGAAGGCTAAACGAAGAACAGCTGATCCTAAGCGTTTAGCTAAACGAGCACGTAAACAGGCTCGTAATATGCTTGCAAAGAAACTTGCAAAGGCTGACTACAGCTCTCTATCCTTTTCTAGAAAACAAGAAATAGAAAAGCGTCTAGAGAAAATGAAACCCCGCATTGATAGAATGGCTAAAAAGCTACTTCCCAAGATGCGTAAACTTGAACAAGAGCGTAAAAGAGGTAACTCTAACGCTAAATTAGATAAAGCTATTGCAAAAAATGATTAACTCTTTTAGCCGTTACTTAGTAGAAGAAGAAAAAGTAGTTTATTTTGCCTTTGGTAGAATGAACCCTCCTACTATTGGTCACGGAAAACTTATGGATGCGTTAAGCAAAAAAGCTGGACGTAATCCTTATTTTATTTACCTGTCTCAATCTAATAGTCCTAAAAAAGATCCATTAGAATATAAGAGCAAGATTAAACATGTCCGCAAGATGTTTCCTAAACATGCTAGACAGGTTGTTATTAATAATAAAGTAATCACTCCTTTTCATGCTCTGTCAGATCTTTATAGTAAAGGTTATCGCAAGGTAGTAATGATTGCTGGCTCTGATAGAATAAATGAATATGATCTCCGTCTAAACAAATATAACGGTAAGAAAGGCTCTCATGGCTTTTTTAACTTCGATGGTGGCGTAAAGATTATTAATGCTGGCGCTAGAGATCCTGACGCTGAAGGAGCTGAAGGAGCATCAGGTACTAAGCAACGTGGATATGCTACAGATGGTAACTTTACTAAGTTTGCTCAAGGTCTACCTACTACAATGTCAAATAATGATGCACGTAGATTGTTTAATGATGTACGAAAAGGAATGGGATTAAAAGAAGAAAATGAATTTAAAAGACATATTCAATTGCAGCCCGTATCAGAAACTAGAGAAAAGTTTATTGAAGGTGAGCTCTTCGACATCGGTGAGCAAGTCATCATCAAAAAGACAGACGAAGTAGGTATAATATCTGTACTAGGGTCTAATTATGTTATAGTTGAGACTTCTGAACGTAAGACTCGTCAATGGTTAGATGCTGTAGAGAAGATTGAAGAAGAGTATAGTCCTCAGAAACACGAAGAAGGTACTCCAGCAGCTGCAGCATTAGCTAGAAAAATGACTCCAGGTCAAAACGAAGGCTTATGGGCTAATATGCATGCTAAGAGAGCGCGTGGAGAGAAGATGAGAAAGAAAGGTGCTAAAGGCGCACCTACTCCAGATCAAATCAAGCGTGCACAGGAAGCTACTACTCCTCAAGATACAGACATTGCTGATCGTAAAGGTACGCAGCCAGCTCGTTATCATAAAGGATTAGCTAAGGCTACTAAAGCTGTAAGAGATCGTCAGTTTAAGAAACAATCTAAGATGTCTGATAGTAACCCAGCTGCATATAAAGATGCTCCTGGAGATAAAGAAGCTCGTAAGAAAGATATGCCTGTATCTAAGCATACTAAATTTGTTCGCAATATGATGAAAGAAGATGACAGGCAGTCTCACGTTGACGTAGCTAAGAAGCGAGTAGATCGCGAAAAAGAAATGGATAAAAAGAAGCATGACCGTATAATGGATCGTGCTCGTACAAGAGATGTTAAGAAAGTAAATATGCAAACTGAAGGTTCATTTGCAGATAAATCTAAAGCATCAGGAATTTCAACCGGTACTCTAAAGAAAGTTTATAATCGAGGAGTAGCTGCATGGAAGACAGGTCATAGACCTGGTACAACACCTCAGCAATGGGGCCACGCGCGAGTAAATGCGTTTATCAGAAAGAAAAAACAAGGTGGTCTCAACCACGATAAAGATTTAGCTTAGGAGAGAGTGATGGATGATATAACTTCGTTTTCACATAGGAAACTATCAACAATTTTAAAAAACCCAGATCATCCTCATCATGCAGCGGCAAAAGCAGAACGGGATAGAAGAGAAATGCAAAGAGAGTCTAAAGATGAGTTTGAACCCCATATGATGTATGATCTTAAAACAGGTAAAGGCTATATGGCTAAAAAACCTGCTGATCATCATCGTATGAATAAAATGGGATACTCTCATGATAAACCTAAGACTGAAGGTGCTATGAAACGCATTGCTACTACTCAGTCTAATAAAACAGATCGTATGGCATCTGGAGATAAAAAAGGTCTTGAGACTTTCAAGAAAAGAGAGATGCAAAAAGAGACTAAAGGTGCACCAAAAGGGTATCACTTTACTCGAGACGGTAAGTTAAGAAAAGGCGATGCTGGAGCAGATGGTGATGGAGGTGCTAAGTTACGGTCTGATCCTCTTGATAAGCAGCGCTCAAAGATTCCACCCCTACCTGAAAAGTTTGCTAATCCAGCTCAACAAGCAGCTGTAATGGCCAAGCTTAAGAAGTCTGGTAAATATGACGGTAAAGAAGCTTATGATGAGCCTCAAAGTCAAGCTAAAAGTATGATGTCACCTTTACACAAAGCTCGTCTTGATAAAGAAAAAGCTGATCGGGATAGAGACGGTAAGCTTATGAATGTAAAATCAAAACCTAAAACGGAGTCTACCATGAAAAGCTTCAGTGAAATCTCAATGGGCAAAATGCAGGCTTATGGAAAAGCTGCTGCAAAAGACATTGATCAAAAACGTAACAAAGTCAAAGCAGCTTTGGATCAACCCGCAAGTGTTAAACATGCAAAAGCTGGGATGAAAGCTATGCAAGGTCTAACAAAAAGATCTAGAGGATCTGATATGTATGTTAATAAAATGACAGGTCGTTCTAAAGTTAAGCCAACTGCAGAAGAAACAATTAGTGAGCTTGATAAAAAGACTCTAGGTTCTTATATTAAGAAAGCTGGTCCTGATGCAGTAAAGCAAACAGCACAAGCAAAACGTCATGCAGATGCTGGTGATATGGCTGATAAAGATAGAGATATGTATAAGGCTTATGGTAAGTCTCAACGAGCTATGGATAAAGCTAAAAACCGTCAAAAAGGTATTAGTAAAGCAGTAGATAAGCTTACAAAGGAAGCTACTGCAGATCCAGATACGGTACGTATGATGAAAGACAATCCACATATGATAGGTCAAAAAGGACCAGGTGGATTGAAAAGCTTAGATAAAAATGCACAAAAGAAAGTGAAGCAAGCTCTCGGTAAAGATGCTATGAAAAAAGAAGCTACTATTCCTGATGGTCAAACAGCTATGACTAAACGTCCAGAATTGACTAACAATGATAAAGACAAGCTAGCTAAGATTCGTAAGATGATTGATCGTGAGAAAAAGAAATGATTAAGTTTAAGACCTTTGTTAAAGAAGCTAAAGCAGGAGATTGTCCTGCTGGCCAATATTACTGTCAAAGGACTCTTACTTGCAAACCTATTCCAAAAGGTATGAAGAAAAACGATGATGGGTTTCTTGTTAAAGAAGATATGTCTGGTATGTCAGTTAAGTCTGGCGATAAGCTATCTGTAAAGCAAGGAGCTGGAATGACAAAACAAGGCGTCGCAAAATATAGACGTCGCAACCCTGGCAGTAAATTACAAACAGCTGTTACAGCAAAGCCAAGTACTCTTAAGCCTGGAACTAAAGCACACGGTAGACGTAAAAGTTTCTGTGCTAGATCTAGAGGATGGACTGGCGAAAGAGGAAAGGCAGCGCGACGACGCTGGAACTGTTAAGGTATAAATAATGGCAGAGCCAACAAATAAGCGATTAGATCGCATAGAAGAAAAGTTAGATAAGATGGGTGATGTGTTAATATCACTAGCTCGTTTTGAAGAAAAAATGGATGCTTATAACGAGTATCGAGAAAGATCATGGGAACGAATGAACAAGTTCTCAGCTAAATTAGATGTAATTGAAAAGAAGTGCGACGATAATGCTCGTACTGTACATACTATTAATAAACTATTCTGGATAGCTCTCGTTGCTATAGCAGGATCAATCGCAGCTCAACTTTGGATGTAAGGAGAATACAAATGAGCGAATGGATCAAAAAGTTGACTGAGGCGTATTCTGAAGTTAACGAAAGTCAAAAAGCAGCTATGGCAAAGAAACTTGCTAAAGCTTCTGCAGGATCAGAAAAAGGTAAGGCAGCTGTAACGCTACCTAAAGCACCTTTTGATATTCCGAATAAGGCAGAGAAAATGCCTATTCAGAAAAAAGAAGCTATGGACCCAGTAAACCATAAAGAGCTTAAAGGTAAGCATAAAGACCGTGACGACAAAGATATTGACAATGACGGAGATGCTGACTCAACAGATAAGTATCTACACAAGCGTCGCAAAGCTATCTCTAAGAACGTTAAAGGTGGAGATGAAGTAGAAATGAATCCTAAGAAAACTAAAGACAAAGCGTCAACTCAGAACGCTGATACAATGGAAAGTACTTTACCTTCTGTTTATGCTCGTATCTTAGAAGCCAGAGCCATGCACTATAAAGGCGCAGCGCCTGCTCAAGATAAAGAAGACGGTATGGCTCCTATGACCAAGAAGACTAAAAAAGACATGGAAGCTGGCATGAAGGTAGACGATACCGAAGAAAAAGGTCATGACGATGCATCTAAAGCAGGTCGCGCTGGTCCAAAAGCAAAAGCTAGATCAGGTGACAATATGAAGGGTGACAAGTCAGTAAGAAATCCCGTTAAGGACACAACAAAAGCTGGTTAAGTGAAAGGAAATTAAATGGCTATTAAACCTCCCGCCTGGTGTAGACGTGCAGTCCCAGTACTTCATGGATGGAAGCATTGGGCAACAAGTGAAATTCTACTACCTAAAACGTTTACTCAAGAACAGATTGACGAGTTCTGGGCTGAAAAAGAAGGGGCAGCTGCTCCTGCTCCTGCTCCTGCTCCTGTTGCAACAGAAGAAGACGTTCAGGATATGATTACTGAAGGTAAGATTCAAGCTGCAATGGCAGATAACGAGCTTAGTTCTATGTCTAAAAAAGAGCTAGAAGACCTTGGACGTGAACATGGGGTAGAGCTAGATAGACGTCAATCTAAAAAAGCTCTTGTAGAACAAATGAAAGATATAATTCCCTCTAAATAGAAGTAACATTCTATTGGAGTCGCTATGATTAAACTAACTGAAGAGAACCTTCATCTATACGCTGCCAAGCATTATTATAATCCAAAGTATATTGATGCAGAGGAGTTTCAAGAGGAATTAAAAAGGTTCAAGTATATTAAAAGATTGTTAAATCGTTACCTGGAGACAGGTAAACTATCAGAGCGTCTCATATTAAATCATTTAGTTATTATGTTTAATGTGTTTGGTATGGAGGCTGGTTTAAATATATTAGAACTTAAGTTGCATGAAAAGCACTGGAGGTTAATTAATCCATTCTTAGTATTTGTTAATGCTATTAATGATCATCCTGAGCTTGAAAAAGACTTAACCATAGTAGACGCATTAAGGAAGATATAATGGGTATAATTAAACGCGCTGGTGATTTAGTTTATACTTTTAGATTTTTAAAGTTACTGATAACAAACTTTGAGGATACAGAAGCATTTAAACTAGGCATCATAGATGAAAAAGGTAAAAGAGTTAGAAAGCCAGAAACATCAGATGAGCGCAACGTATATACGCCTTTTCATAGGCTAGTATATAATATTAAAAAATTAATACCTGGTGGTAAGATAGGTTCTTATGCTAGTGCTCTTTATCTAATTAAAGAGCATTTTAGCGTGTCTGAGAAGACTATTAAGGAAGCATTAAGTAAAGCTGGTGTTGATCATTTAGACTTGTTAGAAGAAAGCTCTCAGTGGTTCATACTAGATGACGGACGAATGTCTCCTGGCTCTTATAAAGTAAGAGAAGGTAAGATGCTTAATAAGTCCTTAGATGAGATGGTAAGAAAAAAAGATGTTGTTATAGCTAATGAAGATTGTTATCCTGTAGGTGATATTTTTGGTATGCCAGTATATGAAATGACTCATAGAAATACAAATCAAAAAGTATACGTGACAATAAGCGAGTTGCTAGTATGAAAGAAAACTTCCAAGACGGTCGTAACCCTCAAGACAAAGGGGATAGTGCACGACACGGAATACCTAAAAAGGCTTCTATCTCAGCTCTTAAAAAGATTAGATCATCCTCCACAGCGAGTAAGCGTAAGAAACAATTAGCACATTGGCAGATTAATATGCGTAAAGGTAAACAAAAAAACGAAGATGTAGCAGCTGTAAATACAGGATCTATTCCTAATCCAGCTACTACTGTTATGGGTAAGAGACCTAAAGAAATTAATGTAACGGACCGTAGACGAAAAAAGAGTCAGTTACCCGTACTGTTAAAACGGTTCAGAAAGCACATGGAAGATAATGGCTAAGGTATATTTATTTTTATTTCTCATCTCTTTGATGAGCGGTGTTGGTTATGCAGGCTACAGTTATTATATGTGGTCACAAGAAACCATTGGCACTTTGCGTGAAAATAATGTAAAATTAAAGTCAGCAGCTGAAACGCTCCAGGCGACTGTAGAGAAGATGGCAGCTGATCAAAAGAAGAATGAACAACTAAATAAAGATTTAACCAAAAGATTGCAGCAATCCCAAGAACACTTAGATAAGCTAAGAGGTGTATTTGCTAAAATCGATTTGACTATGGAGGCATTAACAAATGCACAAGGACTTGAAGACCGAGTTAACAACGCCGTTAACAAACTTATTGGACGGATCCAAGATGAAACTACTCCTCCTTCTGATAAGCCCGATGATACTAGCGGGGTGTCTGGGGAGAACTCCGGAGGCTGAGGTAGTAGTTGAGACTAAGTACCAAGAGCAAAACATACCTGTTCAAGAAAGACCAAAAGCAGTAGAATTTCCTCCTGTTGATTGGTTTGTAATCACTGAAGAGAATCTAGAAGAGAAACTCGCAGAGATTGATACTAAGACTGGTAATGTGGTTCTATTTACAATCACTCCAAAAGGGTATGAGAACCTAGCTATTGGTATTGCTGATCTTCGTCGCTACGTAAAAGATCAACAAGCTATTATTGCTTATTACGAAGAAGCTCTTGAAGACGAGCCTGAGCCTGAGCCAGTAGACGAAAAAAAATAAAAAAAATATTTTTTCAGAAACACGTGAAATAACAGTTTCACAGGACTCAAAAGTAATATATAATACACTAACAAAATAACAATCCATAATACTCTGTGTAAGAATATGCTTACACGGGCGTAAATACTTTTCCCGAGAGGTCAATAAATGTTAAAAGTCGTTCAATCAAATCGTGAAGTCGATACAAGACACGTAATGTCACAAGCTAAATTTTATGAAGGTTATAGTAGGTGGGATGATGAAAAAGAACGATATGAATCTTGGGACGAATCTGTTGCACGTGTGATGGACATGCATCGTGGCTTTTACTCTGAGAAAATGTCTCCAGAATTATCTCTATTGATTGACGAAGCAGAAGCAGCATATAAACTTAAGTATACTCTCGGTGCTCAACGTGCATTGCAATTCGGTGGTGATCAATTACTAAAGCATCAGATGAAAATGTATAACTGCACATCTACCTATGCTGATAGACCAAGATACTTCTCTGAGTTGCTATACATTTTACTATGCGGTGCTGGTGCTGGCTTCTCAGTACAAAAGCATCATGTAGCTAAAATGCCAGATCTACAAGAACGTAAGAAGCAAGCTAAAGGTTGGGTAGTAGAAGACTCAATCGAAGGTTGGGCTGATGCTCTCGGTGCTCTTATGTCATCATACTTTGTTGGCGGAGGTCAGTTTCCAGAGGTAGAAGGACGTAAAGTTTACTTCGATATTAACCATGTTCGTCCTAAAGGCGCAATGATAAATGGAGGCTTCAAAGCCCCAGGACCTGAACCGCTCCGCAGGGCTCTCGATAAGATTGAGCACCTAATACAAACCCGTATCTTAGCCGGCGAAACTCGTCTACGTCCTATCGATGTATATGATATCTCTATGCATGCAGCTGATGCTGTGCTCGCTGGTGGTGTTAGACGTTCTGCTACTATTGCTTTGTTCTCATACGATGACGAAGAGATGATGAAAGCAAAAACAGGTAACTGGTTTATGGATAACCCACAGCGTGGTCGTTCAAATAACTCTGCTGTAATAGTACGCGATGAGATTAGTAAAGAA